CGCATGCGCGGATTAAACCCGCTTTTTTGATTTTCCGGCGGGGTTTGAAAGGGTGTTTGAATGCCGAGAGGTGGTGCACGACCAGGCGCCGGGCGCAAGCCGAAGGTGCTGAAAGATGCGCTGCCGGCCCTAATTTCGCCTGCCGACACGCCGATCGAAGCCAATTCCGGCGACATCACACCGCTCGACTACCTGCTTTCGGTGGTGCGCGACCCGAACGCCGACCAGCGGGTGCGAATCCAGGCGGCCAGCATCGCCGCGCCGTTTGTCCATGTGAAGAAGGGCGAGGGCGGCAAGAAGGAGGCGGCGACAACCGCCGCGAAACAGGCCACCGCCGGCCGTTTCAGCCCTGCCAGCGCCCCGAAACTGGTGGTCAACAACCGATGACCGCGCCAAGCTGGACGACCGCTTGCCCCGATTGGCGCGAGCGGATCGTCGGCCGTCGCTCGCTCGTTCCATTTGCGCCGCTGTACCCAGCCGAAGCCGCTGCCGGACTGGCTGTGATGGACGAACTGCGCATCGTCGACATGCCGGGCAGCCCGACATTCGGCGAAATCAGCCGGCCGTGGGTGCGCGACTTCGTGGCGTCGGTGTTCGGCGCCTATGACGAGGAATCCGGCCGGCGCCTCGTGCGCGAGTGGCTGCTGCTCATCAGCAAGAAGAACACGAAGAGCACCACAGCCGGCCTGCTGATGCTCACCATCCTCATCCGCAACTGGCGGCAGGCGGGCGAGTTCGGCATCCTGGCGCCGACTGTGGAAGTGGCGAACAACGCCTTCAAGCCGGCCGCGGACGCCATCCGCGCCGACGAGGAACTGTCGGCCCTGCTGCACGTTCAGGACCACATCCGCACCATCACGCACCGCGTCACGAAGGCCACGCTGCAGGTGGTGGCGGCCGACAGCGAGACCGTCGCCGGGAAGAAGTGGATCGTCACCCTGATCGACGAGGTGTGGCTGTTCGGCAAGAAGCCGAACGCCGAGGACATGCTGCGCGAGGCCACAGGCGGCCTGGCCAGCCGGCCCGAGGGCTGCGTTCTGTACCTGTCGACGCAGAGCAACGAACCGCCGGCCGGCGTGTGGCGGCAGAAGCTGCAGTACGCCCGCGGCGTGCGTGACGGGCGCATCAACGATCCGCAGTTCTGCCCGGTGCTGTACGAGTTCCCAGAGGACATGGTGGCCAGCGGCGCGCACCGCGACCCGGCGAACTTCTACGTCACGAATCCCAACATGGGCGCCAGCGTCGACGAGGCCTTCCTCGTCCGCGAGTTCGCCAAGGCGGAAGAGGCCGGCGAAGAGTCCGTCCGCGGATTCCTGGCGAAGCACCTGAACGTCGAGATCGGCTTGGCGCTGATGTCCGACCGCTGGGCCGGCGCCGACTACTGGGAACAGCAGGGCACCGGCGGTCTGACGCTCGACGAGGTGCTGCGGCGCTGCGAGGTGATCGTGGCCGGCATCGACGGCGGCGGCCTGGACGACCTGCTCGGCGTGGCCGTGATGGGGCGCGAGCGCGGCACCGGCAACTGGCTGCACTGGGGGCATGCCTGGGCGCATCCGAGCGTGCTTGAGCGTCGCAAGACCGAGGCCGCGCGGCTGCGCGACTTCGCGGCTGACGGCGACCTGACCATCGTCGAGCGCATCGGCGACGACGTGCAGCAGGTGGCCGACGTGGTGCTGCGATGCGAGGAATCCGGTCTGCTCGACAAGATCGGCGTCGACGCGGCCGGCATTGGTGCCATCGTCGACGCGCTGGAAGAGCGCGGGCTCGGGCTCGATCGCATTCAGGCCATCAGCCAGGGCTGGAAGATGGTTGGCAGCATCAAGACCGCAGAGCGCAAGCTGGCCGAAGGCACGCTGTTCCACGGCGGCACGCGGCTCATGGCGTGGGCCGTGGGCAACGCCAAGGTAGAGCCGAAGGGCAACGCCATTGCCATCACCAAGCAGGCGGCCGGCGCGGCCAAGATCGACCCGCTGATGGCCATGTTCAACGCCGTGGCGCTGCTGTCCATGAATCCGCAGGCCGTTGGCCACAGCTTTTGGGAGGTGGCAGCGTGAACTGGCGCGACCTGTGGCCGTGGTCGCGCAAGGCGAGCACATCGCTCGAACTGTTCCGCGAGATCTACGGCTCGATGACGAGCAAGACGGGACAGCGCGTGGGCCTGAACGAAGCCCTGCGCTGCGCAACTGTGCTGGCCTGCGCGCGCGTCATCGCCAACGGCATCGCGCAGGTGCCGCTGAAGCTGTTTCAGGAGGATGAGTCCACGGGCAAGAAGCGCACGGCGCGCGATCACCCGCTGTACCGCGTGCTGCACCGCCGGCCGAACCCGTGGCAGACCAGTTTCGAGTTCCGCGAGATGCTGGGGCTGCACCTGGCCCTGGCCGGCCGCGCCTACTGCTTCAAGGTGGTGGTCGGTGGGCGCATCCGCGAACTGATCCCGTTTCCGCCGGACAAGGTGCGCACGAAGCTGGCGAAGGACGGCGTGCGCGTGCTGTACGAGGTGACTGGCCACGACGGCATGACGTTCGAGGTCGATCAGTCGCTGATCTGGCACGTCAAGGGGCCGAGCTGGGTGGGATGGGAAGCGATGGACGCGCTTGAGATGGCGCGCGAGGCCGTGGGGCTGTCGATTGCCACCGAGGCCAGCCAGGCGAGCATGCACAAGAACGGTGTTCGGCCGTCCGGCGTGTACTCGATCGAAGGCGTGCTCAACCAGCAGCAGCACGAGATGCTGCGCAAACTGCTGGCGGCCAACCACACGGGCGAAAACGCCGGCCTGCCGATGATCGTCGACCGCGGCGCGAAGTGGCTGTCCACCGCCATGACGGGCGTGGATGCCCAGCACCTTGAAACCCGCAAGCATCAGGTCGAAGAGGTCTGCCGCGCGATGGGCGTGATGCCGATCATGGTCTTCAGCAGCGACAAGGCGGCCACCTACGCCAGCGCCGAGGCCATGTTCGACGCCCATGTGAAGCACACGCTGGGTGCGTGGTGGGAGCGCATCGAGCAGAGCATCGACTGCAACCTGCTGACAGAGGCCGACGACAGGGCCGGCGTCTATGCCAAGTTCATCGGCAACGGACTGTTGCGCGGGTCCGTCAAGGACCGCGCCGAGTATTACGCGAAGGCGCTGGGCAGCGGCGGATCGCCCGCCTGGATGACCCAGGACGAGGTGCGCGCGCTGGAAGAGATGGACCCGATGGGCGGTGACGCGGCACGCCTGCCCGTCATCACGAACGCGCCAGCGGCGGCAGATCCGGCACAGCCGGCGTAAGGGGAGCACATGGCAATCGAACGCGCATCGTTCGGGCTGCGCGAGGTCAAGCTCGCGCCCACGGAAACCGAAGGCATGACCTTCGAGGGTTACGGTGCTGTCTTCGGCAACGTCGACAGCTACGGCGACGTGATCCAGCCAGGCGCCTTTGCCGACACGCTGGCCGCGGCCCACAAGAACGGCGTGTGGCCGGCCATGCTGCTGCAGCACGGCGGATGGGGCATGGCCGCGCAGGACATGACGCCCATCGGGATCTGGACCGAACTCGCAGAGGACGGACACGGGCTGAAGGTCAAGGGCAAGTTCGCCGACACCGAGCGGGGCCGCGAGGCCTATGCCCTGCTCAAGATGGAGCCGCGGCCGGCCATTGACGGCCTGTCCATTGGCTACATCGCCAAGGAGTGGGTGCAGCGCAGCAAGCCCGAGGAGCCGCGCCGCACCTTGAAGAAGGTTGACCTGCTGGAGGTCAGCCTCGTCACGTTTCCGGCCAACGGCAAAGCCCGCGTCAGCGCGGTCAAGTCGCTGGAGGACATCGCCACCCTGGCCGATGCGGAAGCCTTCCTTCGAGAGGTCGGAGGGTTGAGCAAGAGCCAGGCCGTCGCGTTCATCGCGCGCGTCAAGTCAGCTTCTGGTCGGGGCGAGCCCGACGACATGGCCGACCTGCTGGCGTCGCTCAAGCGGCGCGGCCAGGCGTTCGCGTAGCCCCACCACATCACAACCCATCAAGGCGCCCCCGGGCGCCTTTTTTCATTCCTGAAGGACCAATCATGGAACTCATCGAGATCAAGAAGTTGATCGAGCAGCAAGGCGAAGCCTTCGAGCAGTTCAAGAAGGCGAACGACGACTTGGTGAAAGCCAAGGCAGAGGGCAAGGCCGTGGCCGACCTCGAAGCCAAGGTCGCCACCATCGGCAAGGCGCTCGACGACTTGGCCGAGACCAAGAAGCAGTTCGACGACCTGCTGCTGAAGATGGCCCGCCCCGGCTACAACGCCGACCCGAAGGCGGCAGAGGCCGTCGCCGCCGAGGTGAAGAACTTCAACAACGCCTTGCGCGCCGAGTACCAGTCGAAGGGCAAGCCGTTCCCCGGCGAGCTGTCGCACGAGACCTATGCCCAGTACAAGAGCGGCTTCTACAAGCTGGTCGCGGGCGTCGGCATCGACGGCCTGGAGCCCGACGAGCGCAAGGCCATGAGCGCGGGCAGCGACCCGGACGGCGGCTACATGCTGCCCGCGTCGACCACCGGCCGCATCGTCACCACGATGTACGAGCAGTCGGTGATGCGGCAGATCGCCGACGTGCAGACCATCAGCACCGAGAAGATCGAGGGGCTGGTGGACAACGACGAGGCCGATGCCGGCTGGGTGTCCGAACTCGGCACGCGCAGCGACAGCGACACCCCGCAGGTCCGCAAGTACGAGATCGTTGCTCACGAGATGTACGCCATGCCGAAGGTCAGCCAGAAGCTGATCGACGACGCTGCGACCGACGTGGAAGGCTGGCTCGCCGCCAAGGTGGCCGACAAGTTCGGTCGCATCGAGGGCACCGCGTTCTGGTCCGGCACCGGCTCCGGCCAGCCGCGCGGCCTGGCCACGTACACCACCGCGGCCACCGCAGACGGTTCGCGCACCTGGGGCCAGTTCGAGCACGTCGTCAGCGGCGCCAACGGCGCTTTCCACACGACGCAGTTCGACCCGCTGCACGACATCCAGGGCGCGATGAAGGATCACTTCCTGGCCAACGCGCAGTGGGTGATGCGCCGCGAGGTGCGCACCGCCGCGCGCAAGCTGAAGGAATCGACCACGAACCGCTACCTGTGGGAGCCCGGAATGCAGGTCGGTGCACCGGAGCGCCTGAACGGCTACCCGGTGCGCGTCGACCAGTACATGCCGACGCTGGCCACCGGCTCGCTGTCGCTGGCGTTCGGCGACTTCCGCCAGGCCTACACCATCGTCGACCGCCTCGGCATCCGCACGCTGCGCGACCCGTACACCGCCAAGCCCTACGTGGTCTTCTACAGCACGAAGCGCACCGGCGGCGCGGCGATGAACTTCGAGGCCGTCAAGTTCCTGAAGTTCAGCACCTGATGACCAGCACGGGCCGGTTGCAGTCGCGCCGGCCTGTCGTCAACCCATCACCGAAGAGGATCAATCATGCGTGACCTGATGAACAACATCGACGTGAAGCGCGTCATCTCCCCCGTCTCTGTCGCCGACAACACGGCGCAGGTTGGCACTGTGGTCGACGGCCAGGGCTTCGACAGCGTGACGTACCTGATCGCCACCGGCTCGCTGGCAGACGCTGACGTGACGTTCACCGTGCTGCTGGAGGAGTCCGACGCCAGCGGCAGCGGTTTTGCTGCCGTGGCCGATGCCGACCTGATCGGCACCGAAGCGCTGGCCGGCTTCCAGTTCGACGACGACAACGAGTGCCGGAAGCTCGGCTACCGCGGGATCAAGCGCTACACGCGCCTGACCATCACGCCGGCGAACAACGCATCGGCTGCGCTCATGTGCGCCGTGGCCGTGCTGGGCCATCCGGCGAACGCTCCGACCGCGAACCCGCCGGCCTGACGCCACCACTGACCGAAACGCCGAGGGCCGCCCCATGTGGG